ATCAACAAATTCTTCAAGTTCACTTCTAGGAACTTCTTCTGATGAGATTGTCTCATCTTTAGTTTGTATTAGTTCTATACAATCAACAATTAAATCATAGAAGGAGGCTGGATTTGAATAATCTATCACTGCTCCTCTCTTTTCTAAAATCTTTATTGATGGGTACTTCATCTTCACAATGATATTATCTGTTATCTTTATTTTATCATTATGATTCTTATCATTAATAATAGTTACCTCTGTGAGATTAACCTTTAATGGTATGTTCTCTTCGGTGTCGGGACATACTAATATTGGTTCAACAACTTCACCCACCGACTTTGCTCGCAACTGCACGAAAAGATATTCTATGTCGAATAGAGGATAATTTTGTGCTTCTGTTATTCCCTCAACACAAGATTCAATGATATCTTTTATTGCTAGTAAAATTTCTGTATCATTGTGACTCTCTTGTGCCATCAGAAGAATCTTTTCTTCTTTCACAAAGAAAGGTCTAAATGTTGTCTTTTCTCCAGTAGACGGAATTGTAACTGGATATGTTGGTGTTTTCTCTGCAATTAGAGACGCTAATTTACTCATAATCATTTTCCTTTATCATTTTTAAAAATCAATAATCATACTCTCGATATGCCCAAGATACTTGCATTCTTACATAGTCATTAAACATAGCATGTCCCATATCAAGAGGCATTATGGTTTGTGGCCATGGTTCAACCACAGCAATGGTAGCATTTGCTGACGTTCCATTGGTGTTCATTGCTTCAATAGTTAAAGTACAATTTTTTATTGTATCTGTATAACTTTGTCGCATGTTTCCATCTGAATATGGAGTGATTAGTTTATTCATCCACTCTTCAATATAATCTTTTGCATTCCACTCACCATCTATGGCAAAAGTAGTAATAATTGCACTGTTGAAAGTTCTCTTCACGGGAATAGGTCTTTCCGGTCCCCAAAGTTCATCTCGATGAATTTGAAGTTCTCTACCGGGAATGGTGACAGACTCCGGTTGAAATTGAAATAACGGCATTCCCGGACCTTGCATCTGGACATTGAATTGTGTTGCCCTCTGTGCGCCATGCTTAAGAAAGGTGTCTCTGAATTCTTGTATGTTGTTTGTTGCCATGTGGGTGCCTTTTTAAGTATTTATTTCAAGGAAGTATGTGATCTTCAGTTAATATTACAAAATTCCAGCCTTTTTCTTCGCACAATTTATTCGCTGCTTTCCATTTGGATTCGTTCACTGAATATGTCATACATTCTTTAATGTAAGTTGACTTCTTCTTTTTCTTCCGTTCAGGTTCCATAGTTTGTTTTTTGGGTTTTACTTCAATGATAAGAGTTTCTACCCCATTTGGTGTCTTCTTCTCCACAATGAAGTCTGGATAATACCTGTGTACCTTTTTATCAACGGGAGAATAGTACGGGATTGCAATCTCTTCGCTTCCCCAACGGATAATATTTTTGTTTTCATCTAAATATTTACAAACTCGTCTCTCCCAAAGAGATCTACAGATTATCTTTGTTGGGTTTCCTATATACTTAGACTTATTTTTGGGGTTATATTTGGTTTTATACGCCACAATAATTCTCCGTCTATCATATATAGTAAAGAGCCTTCAAATGGGAGAATAAAATGGCATTAGCATACCCTACAAGTTTCGTAGCAGATGAAATTCCTCTTTGGATTAATTTCAAGTCCTTTGGATATAGTTCCGAAGCAAACTTGAGGGCACAGAGAGTCGGAGGTCCTACTGGGAGAACAGATTCGACTGATATTTGGCTTGCACTACCAAAACGCATGAGTACACAAAATGATATAAATTATCAAGAGGGTGAATCTCCAGAATCTTCTCTTGGTATGCATTCACTTAGAGATCTTGCTGGTGGAGCAGTAGAAGGTGGATTAAATTCTATTGGATCTTTTCTGACTCTTGGGTTTTTTGATAATATTGCAACAGCAGCGACTGAAAAATTAGGAAGAGTTGATGCAGATTTAACTGAAGCCATCTTTTCTGGTGCTGGGCTAAGAAGTTTTCAATACTCATTTGAAATGACACCGAAAGATCAACAAGAAGCAGACAATATAGACAAGATTTGTAGCGAATTTCAAAGATTTGCTTACCCTAAGGCTGCTATAGAAAGAAGTAGTAAAATGTACCATCCTCCTCTTTGGGGAATTGGTGTTTTCAATTCTATCAGCGGATCACGACAGAGACAGTGGGATATGAGTCCCCAAGTATCAGTTCTTAGACAAGTTTCAATTGACAAGACGGGTGCTGGAGGACCATATGGTTTTGGTGATAGGAACAATCCAAGTCCAACTACTACGATTTTAACATTACAATATCAGGAACTGGAACCAAATGTCAGATCACCATTCAAGGGTGAACTCTCCAGTCGTTCTGTTGCTAAGACTTCCCACGGAAAGAATTGATTTAAATGTATTTAAAAAACTTACCAAAATTCGATTATATTTTCAATCAAGGAACCACCGGAGCAGTTAATTTACAGGTAACTGATTTGTTCCGACGAGTTGCCTTTACGGATCAGACTAAAAAAGATCTAAGAAATTTCATTGAATATATTGTTGAAGATGGTGAAAGACCTGATGATGTTGCATTTAAAATATATGGAGATCCAAAGTGGTTTTGGTTAGTTCTATTATCAAATAATATCGTTGATGTTGAAACAGAATGGCCTAATAGTCAATCAAAAACACAAAGAAGATTTTTGAGCAATAGTTTTTTCAATGGACGTAGTATTTTCATAGATGAGAACAGAGAATTTAAAAAAGGTGATTATCTTGTCAAAGGTGAATCGTGTACTGCTGCACAAGGATGTCCCGATGGTGTGACTGGTGTAGAAGGTAATTATGCAATGATAGAATCTTTTGACAGAGAACTAATGAAAATTAATGTTAATAGGTTCGGTCCATCTTTCAGTTTATCTGACGGTGATACCGTTTTTGCGGTGAGAAAAATAGAAGGACAAAATGGTTCCCTTTTTCCCTTTGTTCAAACGACAGGGACGGGGTGTGGTAATGGTAGCACTATCTTTACTGCGAAGAAAGTTACAACTATTCCAAGAGGTGTAGCAAAATTTAAATATGGAAATTCAAATATAAGTCCATATACGACTGCGACTGGTGGGGGACCTATTCCCGGAGGTCCAGAAAATGCAACAAAGATTCCACATACAACAATCAACAACAATAGCGGCTTATGTTCTACTGTGGTGAGTGAGGTTGGTATTGATAAGACGATGTTGTATAAATATATAAACAATCAAACTCTTGATGATGGATTTTCCGCAGTCTCGGTAGAAGATGAATTATATCAGGAAGAATTTGACAAGAGGAAGATAAAATTAGTTCATCCCAGACTTATCGGGAAAATTTACGACGAATTTAAATTGTTGATTCAAAGTAATGTTGCTCGCGGAACCACATCAATTATAGAAACAACCACTTAGTAGGAATTATATTATGGCTACTCCATCCGATGCAATTTTTGATTCAGACGTTCTTATTAAAAAACTCGAAATCAAAAAACCAGATAATGGACCAACAATAACTTTGTTTCCCGTCCCGGAAGAGGGAGGAAGTTTATTCAATAATCTTGTAATTAAAGAAGGAATGTTTCAGCCTGCATTGAGTGGAAGTGTGACTATACGAGAACCTTCTGCAATAGGTCAAGAGTTTAATTTCACAGGAAATGAAATACTACATTTAGAAATTGAAACACCAGATGTAGATGGTTCGGAACAAAACGTAGATTTTTACATACATGATTATAAACTACTAGGAGATGAAGTTGCAGTAACCGAGAATAGGGCTGCTCCCGGTAAAAATGTAATTACCAAATGGGCTTTGGAATTTACTTCTGCTGAATATTATTACTTAGATAATCAACAATTGACTTATTCTGAAAATGATTTTTATGGAAAAATAGCAGGATCAGGTTCCAATGTCTCAACCATTTCAAGTTTATTTGGAGACATAGATATAAGCGCCCTTGGTGGGGGTGCTGCATTAGTAGACGATCTTGCCGATAAATATTTCAATCCAAGTGCGAATGATTTCACCACAGCACAAGAAGATATGGATATTGAAGAAACTGTAAATTCAATATGGTTGAAATCAAAACAAAACATGTATCCTTGGGCAAAAACTGTAGGGTTTCCTTCTCTTATTCAATTGATGAACGACCTTGCGGAACATTCTGTCTCTGCGAATAACCCATATGCTGTGAATTATCTTTTTTGGCAGGATATGAAAAGATGGAGATTTAGATCCATAGACTCTCTTATTGCAGAGCAACCAGAACCAGTAGCAGAATATGAAATTACGATACAGGCTGAAAAGAATGCACTGTTTGCTTTCAATTTAGGTTCTGAAGCGAGTCACTTAGAATATTTAAAGAACGGTGCTTACAAATCTTATTATGAATTGATACAACCATCGTTCGATGATCCATACTTTGAATATGTTGATTTTTCATCGACACATAGTAATGAAATTGTTTCCTATAATTACCATGATGATTATGATAAGTGGGGAAAGATAGAAGAATATCCCCTACTTGCAGATTCATTCATTGAAGATTTTGATCTCAATATTTCTTCTCGAAAGAATTATGATTTCTATGGTTACTTCTCGGAGCAATACAATGATCCAGATCCGAAGGAACATGATCATCTTGGAGAAATGTCCAGCATCAAACAAGACAAATTGTGGCAGACAATGTTTGATCAAACTGAGTTGGATATTAGTGTTAAGAGAACTATTGAACAGAACATTAAAGGTGAATTGAAAAGTAGATACCAAGAATATATCGATAAAAAGAATATTAAAGAAAAATGGGATGTTTACGAATGTTCTATATGTTGTCTTTCGGGTGGAGGTTCGACCGCAGAAATTAATGCAGGTCTTCCTGTTTCTGCTGCTGGTTCATTTACCGATGTTGTAAATTATGATTCAGAAAATGAAGATTTACCAGCAAGTGGACTTGAATTAAGTTATGATATTGAAGATGAAGAATCTGTGTGGAATCAAACCATCGCAGAATTTTATTACTTGCAAGGTGATGTTTCTAATTATATCAAATATGCTTTTGAAATAAATGAATACGATGAAGAATCAGATCTAATTTTATACAAAAGAACACAAGAAGCCGTTCAATCTGGATCTTGTCCACAACAATGGAGTTTCGGTACAAGAAACGGCCGCTTCTTCTACGAAACTGGGTGGGGAGTCGCCGATTCAGGATATTCTCCGGGATTGGAGGTGCCAGAAGATGTACCCGATGCCTTTGGTTTGAATCTGGCAGAATGGCTTCCGAAACAACCATGCTTTTATGGACAATTTCCTGAAGGTGGAGCAGTTGGTTGTATCAGCGCACATGTGAATGGTTGTTATATCAATGGCACCTACCAACCGGATGGTTTTTATGACTTTAAATACATAGATGGTTGGCCTAATGGAATCGAAACGTGGTCTGATAATGATATGTATGAGGCAGGACTTTATAATCCACTGGAACGTCAATATATAACTTTTTGTGGTTATGATGTACCACAAGAATTTCAAAATTATATTAATCTGAGGATATGGGCGGAAGGATTACATGATAATTTTGTTCAAAATCTTCAGAGAAAAATTGAAACGCTTGAGGATCAAGGTCTTAACTGGTCTGATAGAAAAGAAAAATGGCTAGAACTTTATGAAGATTATAGTTCAAAAAAAGCATTTCCTCTTTCGAAAGAACCTACAATTATTGAAGATGAATTACCCACAACTCTTTTCAATGTAAAAAGTGTAAAAAGACTCCCAGTCAGAGGAAGTAGGTATGAAGTATTCGCAAGAAGGTATAATTATGTCGAAGAAACATTCGATGAATGGCCATATTTAGCATATCTCGGAAATGATGCAGAGAGAGATCCTTTACTTGAAGGAAATCATCCATTTTATGACGGAAAATATTGTCAAGATTGTGGAGACAATGCCTATTTGCCGTCACGAACCGAACAGTGGCAAGAAGTATCAGGTTATGGGAATTATCATTGTCACAGCACTGGTTATTGTCACCGGAGTGGAGCGGAGACGTATTATAGTAGAGGATATGTGGAGGGTGAAGTCCGGGGATGGCATGAATACTGTGAAGATCCTCCACCCGATAATTTTGAAAACATATACCGCCCAATGGGCGTTGTGGATCGAACAACAGGAGAAATGAATGTCGATTGGGATCCTATTGATTATATCAATCATCCTGATATTTATGGAATAGATGTAGAAACAGACAAACCAGTACCTCTTAAGATTCTTGAAATGGACAGTTATGTTAGAGTAGAATTTGAGAGTCCAATTGGAGAAGATTCTCTTGAATTATTCCCGCATGGAATGGACGGAAGAGATGCTGGTTCAGAATATTATTCTCCTTACATTCTTATAATTAATAAGATGCCGTTTCCCAGAGCAAAAGATACTAATATTTTTATATTAGGACAAGATCCATATGGGTTTGATGTTGCTATTAAAACAACAAAACCAGAAACCCACACCGTTTCATTATATCCCACTGAGGATCAGAACACAGAATATCCATATTATGTTAGAAGCATATTTGAGGGATATGGTTCAGATTTAAAAACACTTTTTGATTTGTATCGAATAAACAAACAAGATGAAGGTTCGATAACTAGATGGACAAAGGCAGTTTCTTGGGATGCAACTGGGTATTATTCGTTTGGTCACTATGATGTTTTTTCAGACAGATTTAGTTTATCGGGCACTTCGGATGAGTATTTGAACTACTATTCTAGAGTTTGGAATTCGAATTGGCCTTATTATACAGCCACGTGGAGCGGTATGAGAGATATTCTTCCTGATTTGGATCGAATGTATCTAACGGATCCAGAAACTTATGAGGAACAACTATTACGAAGTCTTTCATCAGTTGGTATTGAAGATTTACCTTCATATGATACATTGGTAGAAAATTATTCGGGTACGACTAATTCATACAATTGGTCATGGGATCCTAATTATATTTCTGGTATATGGGCATTATATACTGCATTATACTCCGTTCAAGAAGCAAATCAATTATTAAAACGAATTATACCGGAAGAAGATTTGTGGAAATATGACATGAGTGGTACTTCAGAGTATGGTGTGCTTGAACCTGATAAAGACTTAGATGGTGGTGCAGGAGATGATGCTTGGTTCCAGCAGTTGGGAGTCAACAGAAACTTTGCTGCTCAGTTTATTGTTTTAGGTGGTGATGGAGGCGGAGGAGGTGTTTCAAAATGTGTTGATCATTCTTGTGCTAATCCAGAAGGTCCAATTAGTAAATCTGGATGTCCAGATGACTTCCCTTGGTGTAACTGTCCAATGCAAGAACTAATACCCCGAGATGAAGAGGGAGAAGTAATACCAAAACCAACAGCAACAGAATTGGAAGATCTCAAGAAAACATTCAGAGAATGTGAATTGATCGAATCTGAACTGGGGGAGGAATGGTTGGGTTGTATATGGAAAGATCAACATAATATAAGCAGTTGTAATTGTCCAAATATAGGTCCAAGATTCAAAGATTACATGGAATACCTAAGAACCTACTCAACATACTGGAATACTCCAAAGTATGCACCTCTGTATAGAATGGCACAAATGTCTCTGATAAAATCACAAACTGCGAATGCTATTGTTGCTGGTGATTTCTCGAAGAGACCGGGTGATATTATCAAAATTACCAATGCACATGAGGCTGAACAAAAATACACAGAGAAACGAGGATCTGGTAAATGGATGATTGCAGAAATAAATCATATAATTGACTCTCCAAGTAACCATTTGATGGGATTGACTCTCATTCGAGATAGTAATACGGTAGATCCAAATGAAACAGAAGAACCAAGTTTATTCAGTAAAGTTTTTGGCTAAACACTCATATTACATTGTATAAATACAATAAAGGATAGTATAAATGTCTCTAAGAGTTAAAAATTCTGATTTCGATATAGATTTTTCTAAAAATGAATTTACTTCAGATGTTTCATTAAAGAAAGAAGCAAATTCGGTACGACAATCTATAAGAAACTTAATATTGACTCGAAAGGGAGAGAGAAAATTTGATAGAAATTTTGGAATAGGATTACATGATTTATTGTTTGAAAATAATGATATTCTTCTACTTCCTATTTTGAGCAGAGATATAGAAGAACATATTGATGCGTATGAACCAAGAGCATTTTTTGATTCAGTGGACTTTAATGAAGACGGAATAGACTCAAATGAACTTTCCATTACAATTCATTATTTTATTGTTTCACTCACTGAAGAAAATCCCCAACCAGATTCATTGTCAATTTCAATCCAGAAGATCAGATAGAGGAATATAGATGGCTAAGAATATACAATTAGGAAATCTTGATCATGAAGAGATTAAGCAAAGTATAATTGATTTCATAAAGAATGAGAGAAGTACATCTGCTTCTTCGATAAAGGATTATAACTTTGAGGGTTCTGCTCTTAATTCTTTACTTGATATTCTATCATATAACACTCTATATTATGGATTTTATGCGAATATGGTAGCAAATGAAATTTTCTTAGATACTGCACAAAAAGTAGAGTCTATTATATCACTTGTAAAACCTCTCGGTTATGTTGTTCCGGGATATAGTTCTGCTGTAGCAGAAATAAAAATAGACAAAGGTGGTGCATACAATACAATACCAAAATATTCATCATTTATTGGAAAAAATGAAAACGGTTCTTCTTTCATATTCTACACATTAGAGAATTATGAATTAAATGATCAAGGAGATGCAATATTTGAAGTCTATGAAGGTAAGAATCTAGTAGTTACTGAAACAAATGTAGATTCAGATACAGGACAAAAAATATTTTTAAGTGGACTTGATATTGATATTTCAACAATCACTGTAGAAGTTGAAGGTGTGGAATGGTCTCTTTCTTCGAATATTGCTTCAAATATTACTGACACATCAAAGGTGTATTGGTTGGAGAGAAGTGATTTAGGATTTTATGTTGTATTTGGAGGATTGTCTGCTTCGGGAACAACCGAACAGAGCGGAGCAAATGTCGATGAAGGTGATATTATCAAAATAACTTACTTGGTGAGTAGTGGGGAAAACGGAAATAATGTTGGTTCTTTTGTCACTCAAAATTTATATCAAACAAATACAGTTTTGAGTACCAATCATAATATTATCACTCGAAAAATGTCATCTGAAGGAAATAACAATCCTGATTTAGACTCGATTAAGTTTTTTGCTCCAAAATGGTTTGCAGCACAAGATAGAGCAGTGACAAAAAATGATTGTAAATCTGTTCTTGGTACTTTAGGGTATGATCCAGAAAAAACTTCAGTCTGGGGTGGAGAAGAAATGGTTCCTCCCCAATACGGTAGAGTTTTTGTTTCAATTATAAATGATTTAGGCGTTGATGTTCCAGTAGATGATGCAAAGAGTGCAATAAACAAATTAAAAGATAAGATGTGTATTAGTATTTTACCTGAATTTGTTCCAGCAGCAGCGTTTACAACTTATGTTGACATGAATGTTCAATATAAGTCAGGAGTTTCGAATAGAACAGAATCTCAATTAAGAAACATAATTGAAAAGTATGTTAATACTAATTACAATCAAGTAAAATTCGACAACACTTTCAATTTAAATAAGGCTTTGAGTGGAATAATGTCATTGGATCCTGCCTTTTCTTCTTTTGACTTATCGCAAACTAATGTTAGATTGAGAAAAACTTTAAATCCTTCAGAATCTAAAACAACCATCTCTCTTTATAATGAAATTGAATCCGATACTTCGGGTGGTATTCCTATCACATCAACAAGTATAGGTAGCACCAATATTGGTGATAATGTTTTCATTGAAAGTTCTGGTTCCATATTAAGAGCATTCAACTACCAAGGTGGACTTAAACGATCCCTTGGTACGGTGGGTTCTGTTGATTATACAAGAGGAATCATTACAGTTGATCCGTTCTTTAACGAAAGTTTCACGTTAATCATTAGAACGAAAAATGTTAATGAAATTAAAGCAATGAATAATACTATATTAAATATAGATTTCGATTTAACCCTGTCTTCTGAGTAATTCTAATGTTTTATGGTTCCTTATTCAACAACAAGACTGATGTAAATGAAGAGTTCAAGTCTCGTCAGAGAGATGATGAATTCCGTTCATTGTATAGCGATCTTAGTGGAGTTTCAAGTAACTATGATATTTTTGATCAAGTCCCAATGTGGATTAGAGACAGACACGATTCGAAAGACTCATTTTTTGTAGATTTTATTCAAACATATTATGATTGGTTATATAGTGAGTATAGCGGATATTTACTTGATGTTGGGTTTAAAACTTTAATAGACATTGATGAACTTCCTCTTAATCTTCTTTCCCATTACACATATTCATATGCTTCTGATTTTCCGGCAGATATGGTGGGAGTTGCTCCATATCCACCATGTTGCTTCGATAGTGAAAATCCATGTGAGGACTCCAGTGAATGTTATGGGATTCTCGAAGAAGACACAAGAGAATTCATTAAAGGTGTTAGACAAAATTTATATCAAAAGAAAACAACAGAAGAAGCAGTTCGATACTTCTTTCAAGTTCTTTATAATGTAACTGAAAATGTTGAAATTGACTATCCTAAGAAATATATTCTTCGATTAAATGGAGGCAGATTTTCTGGTTGGGCTGCATCAGAAGAAAGCCTCACCGGAGAATATGAAGATCTCGGAAACCTCGGGGGCAGTTATCTAAACCATTCGATTCTACAGGACAATACTTGGTTTCATAATTATTCATATTTATTATCAACTGAACTCGGTGTAAATTCGGATCAGTCGGGTGATCCTTTATATAGAGATGTTTATCAAGATTTAGTTCACCCTGCGGGATTGAAGGTGGTGTACGAGAGAGTCATCACTGATTTTATTCCAGAACAACCAGATGATACAGATGTGGTAATTTGTGAAAATGCTATACTGGGAAATTACTATCCATATAAGATGAACGATTTAACTTCGATTAATGGTTGTAGTGGTTGTGGTACAAATGGATTTGGATCTACTGCTGGATATGACACATATTATGCTAGTCATTCGTATGATGAAACAATACAATCAATATTCTACTATATGTCCGATCCTATCAACGGAATCACATATGGGGGTCCAACAAGTGACGCTGTTTGGGGGGATGGACCTGCAAGCGAACAGTGGATTCATACTGGAATAACTGCAAATCCAAATCAAATACCAACTCATCATTATCCATATTGGACGATAGATGGTATCACAGGATCTGAAGGAAATCAAATAGGCGATATTAAAATCGGAGACTTCTACTACCTCTGTCCTCCTGCTGGTTCTACTAGTCCAAATCATGGAATAACTTCATGCACAGAAAGTCTGAGTTGTTAATGATTTGTATACATAAGATATACTAAAAAGGGTTTATTTTTAAATGGCAACATCAATTTCCAAAGCATTATCCCGAACCGCAGCAGACAGTTTTGTTAGAAACTTCAATACTGAGTCTGGTGGGTTTTATACCATATTCATGGGTGGAGATGATCCATCTCAGGTTGATACAACTGCTAATTTAGATTCACCAAATGTCCAAACTGCTGTTTCAGAACACACTAGTTTTTTCAGAACTGTTAAAAATAGCGAAATTCAAATGGTTGTTGACAGATATGATTATAAGAATAATAGAGCATACTTTCATTATCAATCTTCCGGTCAACCAAGTGGAGAAGAGCAGTGTTATGTTTACAACAAGACAAATAAAACGGTATATTTGTGTGTAGGTGATAATGTTGATAATAGGTATGATCTTCGTGGTAGAGTAGTATCTTCATCTGCACCTTCCCACAGTGAAGGTTATAAAACATATCCAGATGGTTATACATGGTTGGTATTATATAAAGTCGATTGGAAATTAACTGATTTTCTAACTTCAAAATATCTTCCTGTTCCTGCCGCTGTCGGTGATGCTAAATTAGGACCTGAGATTCCCGGAGTTGACATATCAAAAAGTGCAACTTTAGATTCAAATGCAACTCGTTTTTGTGGATCTTCCAAAACACAGTGTGGTTCATGCTGTCTTTTCCATAGAAATTCATGGACAGATACTGTTTCTGGTTTGACATATGATGCTGGTGATTTATATCAATCGTTGAATACTAAATGTTATGAGTGTATTGAACTTTCTGGTAGATTAGATTTGGATTATTCTTTCATTGCAGGTGGTACTGGTTCTACTGGAAGTTGTCATCCGTGTTCCGTAACTAAATGTCCTTGCAGTAAAACTCCGGTGGATCGTATTGCAACAATTAAAAATTCTAATAACTTTAGTAGTGCAGACAATGCAAAAACTCAAGCAAATATAAGTTCCCTAATAAAAGATGGTTCACTATTGAGTGCCACTATAGATTTAAATGGAGTGACGGGAAGACAAAAAATAGTAAGTTCTGCAAATCCCGAAGTGACAATAACTTCAAGTAGTGGAACAGGTGTAGTGGTAAAACTACTCACAACAAAAGATGCATCGAACAATCATATGGTTCATGGTGTGACTATATCCAACAGAGGCGAGGGGTATAGAGATCATCTTATATCCACTCTCAATAATTCAGATGGTGATTTCAATATTGCAAGTAAAATAACTTTGAATTTTGAAACAGTAGATAATGTAATAAATCCTCAAGAAATATTAAATGCACATTGTGTTATGTTTAATATCTCAATGACAACAGATGAAATTAAAAATGTCACAACTCAATCGAATTTTGAATTTTTTGGATTTTCTAAAAATGCAAAACAAATTGATGCAAACGGAAACACTACACCAATCGGATCAACAACACCCACTGGAGTTTCATCTTTCCAACGAGCAACTCACAAGATAACTGTTGCTAAATTGGTGAGTCAGGCGGCGGCCGCCTTTGGTTCTTCATATGAATCTACTGATTCAGGAAAAGTTGGTACTTCTAGTGATAAATCAAAAGTACAGACTCAAAGTAAAATTGGTGCCACTAAAGGAGAGATGAAAATCTCATCGGTAGAGAAAGTAAATGCTACAACTACTCGACTGGAAGTATATCCCCAATCAAGAAGAAAAGATTCTGCTGATAGAACAGAGATATCTGCACTTACAAGACTAGTCAATCAATCTGATACAGGTACTATAAATCTGGTAACAGCAAAAGAAGTAAGTCCCGTCGTAGATACAGGAAAAATAATTCATACTGGAACAGGATTGAATTTTCAAATGCCTCCACATGGTCAAAATAGTGTGGTGAGAATGAGAGTGACTAAATGTTTCTGAATAACAAGGAGATAAAATAATGGCTATTAATAGCAATCAATTGTTACCATTTGATAGGGATGCCCACTGGCCATTTTCTGGTACACCATATAGATCAAGAACACATGATCATGAGATTAACCCATCATCTACACAAGCACCACAACTTGGATCTCCTAGCAATTACGTTCTTAGTGGCTTTCGTCCCGGATTCCCTCTTCAGGCAGCAGAATTAAATGAAATTCAAGATAGATTTTATCTTCAACAAACTTTGACGATTACGATGATGCACAACTGGATAACTTCCAGTGTATCTTCTTTGTGGGACAATCTTGTTCCGGGATCGGATCAAAACTTAGATGCATCCACAAGAGGATTGGGTGAAGGAGAAGCGGCAGGTTTGGGAAATACAGCAATTTCTGCTCCGGGTTGGAGAGGGGTTTGTCCATTATATCCATTCGCAATTTCAGATCCAAACTATGGTGGTACAGAGGGAACTTGGGCATCAAGACAAGTTTCAGTGACTGACACTGGTGGTAATATTTCAATTAAATTCAATCCCGGATGGTATCTAACAGAATTATATGATGTTGATACTACCGATCCAGATTACAGAAATGGTTTAAAATATTGGATTCAATCAGATGAAGAATTTAATATTACCGTGCCCAAGGGTGGTTCTGGTACGACTACAGTAGGATTGAATACTGCATATGAAGTTGTGAGTTCATGTCAAGATGAAATTTGTAACGGGTGGGAAAATCCCAACGGTGCTACTGATATATCTCTTAATGATGAAGCCGAAGGCGGAACATATAATATAAATACAGGAGGCGCAGATCGTTATAGAGTATATTTCACCGACGCATTTAGTAGTAGTCTTGGAACTCCGGGTTTTGGACCAGTTTTAAAAATAAATCATACCACAAATGAAGTTAGATATATGAATAATCTATTAATACTTAAATGGTCTTGATATATATTCTATAATGGGTAAAAGGAAAAATCATGGCAGATGTAAACGACAATAAACATCAGATACAATCGTTAACCGACAATACCTCATTTTATGATTGGGTATCGAAAGAAAATAACGAAGTCATTGCAAAATTAAATCTTCTGAAAGTCTATGACGGACTCTCGGGAGAAGGTATTAATGTTGTTGTCGGAACCACAGGTTCTAATGACGGTGGTGCAGAAGGTGATGTTGCTGCTGGTGTGATGAGAGTCACCATTAGTGATTCGATTCCAAAGGGAATTACTTTTCAGAATGATATTACAGTAAATGGTATTGTAAATTATGATTTTGGTAAATCTGAAACCTCCTCCGTGAAAATGAGAATATATGGTAGTAAAGATTCATATGCATCATTCCCCGGACCATCTGGTTGGACTCGTACTGGTTTAACATTTGGTATGCCTGTTTATGTCGGAAGAGTCTCGATATTTACAGGTGCTACTGGTGGTGTTAGTGGTGATTCGATTTTTCATTCTGGTACAGGCGCTACAATGGGACTATTCAAAGCCCAAGCGGATAGTGCGTGCAATTCAGAAGTTTTAGGATTAATTTCTGGTATTAACACAGACTATGCCGAAGTTACTGTTGCAGGTAAGATCGGACATCCAACATTATTTGCAAATAGATTTAGAGTAGATGCATCGCCGTTTACTTCCGAGATCAGTGTAACTGCTGGAAATGTATATTTCCTCCATCCCGGACTTAGTGGTTGTTTGAGTGCGAGTGAACCCGAAGTTTCTGGACAAGTTTCAAAACCATTGTTTATGGCTATGGGTACAACATTCGGTTCGGTTCTCGGTTATAGAGGACAGTTGCTCACAAGCAATACAGGAGATACTGGACCCGGTGATACGAATAAAAATATAGTAGATCTCGGAGATACTAGTCATTCTGATATTGTTGTTGGAGACATTGTTGGATTTAATCCTGATGCATCTACAACAGATTTTGACAGTGGAGATTATGGTGATAGAGAAGTATATGGTGGTTGGTTCAGGTGTTCATCCGAAGATTCTACTGCACATGACGCAGTTGGTATTGTAGTTAGAAATATAACAAATCAAATAATTGAAATACAAACTTCTGGTTATTTAAATGATTTAGATTCATCTATAACTGAAACAGGACCTTTATTCTTAGGTGCAAACGGTAAACTTACTCCGACTCCCGGATCAGTATATAAACAATTTGCCTTTGTGTTTAGTAGAGGTGGTGCAAATAGAGCAGTTGTTGTAAATCAACAAGGTGTAGATCAGACTCACATTCCATTTTCTAGCACTCAAACTGGAAGTGCAAGATCAAATGCCCAAGGAGCAGGAGGAACTGCTGGTGGTGGAATAGGAGAAAACACACTAATTAATGGTGGTTTCGATATATGGCAAAGAGGAGTCGCAACCGATACTGCGTATGGAACAACTGGAAGTATTTACTTTGCTGATCGTTGGGTTAGAGTGGATGGAATTACTTCTGCCGGTGCTACTGCTGCTGTGTCCTTACAAAGAAAAGAATTTGCAACAAATCAAACAGCGGTAGAGGGAAATCCAAAGTATTATGTGCGAGCAAATCATGGACTCAGTGCCGCCGCTAGTGATTATGTTTATATTGAAAACAGAATCGAAGATGTCAGAACATTCAATGATGAATTGACAACATTTTCGTTCTTTGCAAAATGTGCATCCGCTGGTAAGACACTTGGTATTAAGTACACACAAAATTATGCAGGGGATTCTAGTAAACAAATTATCACAAATGTTATAGAGAATGGTATCTCTCTTACAAGTTCATGGAAGAGATATTCGGTTACATTTAATATTCCGGGACTATATGATAATTCAACACATTCCGCAAGTCCATCAGGACAACATTATTGTGCCATTGGTTTTGATTTAACAAAAGCAAACGCAGTAAATGTTGATCTGGCTCAGGTTAAATTCGAGCGAGGCGGAAATATGACTCGATTCGAACCAGTTGATAAAACAGAAGAGTTGGAGAAATGCAGCAGATACTATCAACGTAGTTATGGTAGAACTATTAAGAATAGACAACAAACGATGATGTCTGCATGTTTACCAGATCCCAGTGTGGTAGATTGGATGGTTCCTCAATCGAGAGATTATTATCACAGATTCCCGGTTGAAATGAGAGATGATCCAACGGTTAATTTCTATTCTCCTAAGAGCGGAACAACAGGTGAAGCATTCAATCGAACCGCCTGTAAAGATGTTAGATTAACTTCTGGTACAAAAGGTTATCTGGATGAAACAAGAGTCTCTCCGATTGGAACTAGTAGTATGTCGGTTACGCCTAAAAAACACGGAATGAGAATAAGTGTTGGTGGTGGCTCAGCACTACTTGATAATATCTCACTACACTATGTTGCAGATTCGGACTTAAACAACAACCTCTAGGAGTAAGAAATGGCTGACAATTGCGGATCAAATAGTTCAAACCTTTCAGGAAATGTAACTGTTAATAATTTTAACAGTGTAGGTGCTAGGTTGATTGTTCCCATTTCTTTGGGTGGATTTTCTGGTGGACAGGGTGGTGCCGGAACGTGGAAATCAGAAATTGGTGATGCTCAGGGTGTTACGGTTGGTGATGTAGTATTTTATGATGCAAGAGTTGGTAGTGCAAGTGAAGGTAAATTTACTACTTCTATAGCCAGCAATGCAGAGACTTCTGAAGTCTTTGGTGTAATTGAATCAGCAGAGGGTAATATTGCGAATGTTGTAATGTATGGACAAGTTAATTACCCAATGAGTAAGATTCATTATGATCCACTTTCCATCTCTGGTGCGAGTGGTGGTAATGATGTTTTCTTCTTAAGTTCTGCAACCGCAGGTATGTTAACGAATATCGCACCACTAACAGTTGGACATATTGCTAAACCAGTTTTAACTGGTGCAACACTCGGAAATTATAATGCAATTGTAAATAATTATATTGGTTATGCTGTCGGTGGAGCAATCGCTGCTCAAGACGTAAGCAGTGGTACGGTTGGATCATTGGTGTATGTTCCAGAGGGAACAAATACTAGCACTATGGAAGCAAATGGTTATGTAAGAGCCGATGAAACAACAGCAATAAGCACTACAACATACCCAGAATATTATGATCTCGTTGGAGAACAATATGGTGCAGAGTATGAAATTACCTTATCTTCTGCGACTCCAGCAAATTTAGCGGATAGTGGACAATCATTATCGCAAACTTTGTCATCTACTACCAGTGCTTCTTCTACTGCAAAATCGATAGATCTCACAAAGAATATTATTACAATAGAAGTGAATCCCGGAGACA